ATAAAATTTATAGTTATGAATACAGAACAAATTGGTGTTTGTTGCTAATACACACATTGTGCAGGCATATGCGATATCGTACAGCGTTTGAAATAGGAGTACACACAGGCTTAACATTTAAAGTGTTAAGCAACTGTTGTACAACTGTACACGGAATAGATATATCACTTAAAAAGTTATCAAAAGAAATTATTGAACTGGAACAGTACAATGACGAAATATTGATACAGGAAATTGATAGTGCAAACTTTCAACCTTATAATGTAGGTACTTGGGATTTTATTAACGTAGATGGTGATCATAGCTATGATGGCGCACTTAGAGATTTACGTATTGCTAGTAAATTATTAGATGTGTCGAATGGAACTATTATGGTAGATGATGCATTAGCTCGAGAAGAAATTTCTTGTGCATTAAATGATTTCTTTAAAGAGAATAATGATTTTGTGCCTTTCATGGCAGACGAACAGGCAGTGTATATACATCATAGATCAAGTAATAAAGTTGATTTTTTAGATACAATTTTACTTGATGTATTCGGACAATTCTGTTATATTAATGATATGACAATTTCGGATACTACTATACCTAAACTTAGTTGTTTGCCTGTAATTACAAACACTAATAATCAAGTACTCGCTACTATTATTAAAAATTTATAAGAGAAATATATGTCAAAAGATTATACAGCAGACTTACAAAAGTTATTTTTAGAAATGATGTTACATGATGCACAGAACTTTGTGCGTGTGCAGAACATCTATAATGTGGATAACTTTGATCGTAGTTTGTATGATACTGCGGTATTTCTCAAAGAGCATAGTGATGAACACGGTGCATTGCCTACACATGAACAAATTAAAGCAGTAACAGGTATAGAACTAAAGCCTGTGCCTGATATTACAGAAAGTCACAATGACTGGTTTCTTGCTGAGTTTGAAGGATTCACCAAGCGGCAAGAACTAGAACGTGCCATTCTCCAAAGTGCAGACCTGCTGGAGAAAGGTGAATACGAACCTGTTGAAAAGATTATCAAAGACGCTGTACAAATAAGTCTTACTAAAGACATGGGTACAAATTACTTTGAAAATCCTAGAGAGCGACTAATGGCACTCAAAGACAATAATGGGCAGATAAGCACTGGATGGCCCGCTATGGATCGTAAACTATTTGGTGGTATGAACAAAGGTGAACTCAATATTTTTGCAGGTGGATCAGGATCAGGCAAGAGTTTGTTTATGCAGAACCTAGCAGTTAACTGGGTCACACAAGGACTAAATGGCGTGTATTTGAGTTTGGAACTTAGCGAAGGACTCAGTGCTATGCGTATTGACAGTATGCTCACTAATGTGTCGACTAAGGAGGTGTTTTCAGACCTCGACACGGTAGAGATGAAAGTCAAAATGGTTGGCAAGAAAGCAGGCAACTTGCAAATCAAATACATGCCAGCACAAAGTAATGTTAACGATGTTCGTGCTTACTTGAAAGAACTACAAATTAAAAACGGATGGCAAGTAGACTTCTTGCTTATTGATTACCTAGACTTGCTTATGCCAGTAAGTGCAAAAGTATCACCGAGTGATTTGTTTGTTAAGGACAAGTATGTTAGTGAAGAACTACGTAATCTTGCAAAAGAACTTAATTGTGTATTTGTAACAGCATCGCAGTTAAACAGAGGTGCAGTGGATGAAATTGAATTTGATCACAGTCATATCTCTGGCGGACTTAGCAAGATCAACACAGCAGATAACGTGTTTGGTATCTTTACAAGTCGTGCAATGCGTGAACGCGGTCGTTATCAAATACAGTTAATGAAAACTAGAAGTAGTAGCGGTGTTGGTCAAAAGATCGATCTGGGCTTTAACTTAGAAAGTCTACGCATTGTGGACTTGGGCGAAGATGAACAGTCATCACCACAACAAAATAGTGCTATTATGGATCGTATTAAAGGCAACGGCATAGTAGAAGCAAGCGATGATGTTTCAACACCAGCTGCTAGTGTGCAAAGCAGTAAACTAAAAAATATGCTTGCTGGATTAAAGAATGACTAAACGCTATACGTTCTTAGAAATGTTTGCTTCGTACTTTTCCATACTATGATCTGTACCACTATCCAAAAACTTTAACTGACTCCATGCACTTAAATGACCTCGGCACATGTCTTTACACTTCTGCCATGGTGTTAGTTTGCGAATGTTTCCGTAAAAGTTAATATAATGTAGTTCACCATAATGACGAAAGCCCATGATCCAGAGAGGAACACGTGTAACAATATCATTGTTGTTCTGGTATCTATGATGTACAAATGTTTGCTTTACTCGCCAATCTCTACCACCTACACGAGGACTGCCGTATGTATAACAAGCAACAACTCTGTCACTTAGTCTACTACTAGCAAGTGTTGCCATTGCACCACCTAAACTGTGACCACAAATGTAAAGCTCTTTCTTTTTGCGTATAGTTGTGTTTATGTGTTTTGTAACTTGATCCCATATGCGTTCCAAGTAATCATAAAAACCAGCATGTACCATGCCTTGAGTTTCACTAGGGCGTTTCCATGCTTTTAAATCTGCTTTAATATCGCTAAACTCTTTTGGCTCTGTGCCTCTAAATGCAAGCACAATACGATTACTACTTTCTAATACCAAGCACTCAGCACCTTTATGGTCAATTAGTTTTGTTTTTGAATAACCAAGCGTATGCGCAATAGGCTTACTGTCTTTTTCAGTCATATAAGCAATTTTAGCCAGAGTCGCAAAATGCGCTCCAGGGTTTTGGATGGTTGACACTGTTCTCTCCTCAATGTACAATATTGTATAGATGTATTTAACCGATAAATACTAAAAACGAACTAGAAGAATGGAATAAAATTATGCGTAAACATACCCGTAGTATTCTTACTGAACTAAACAGCATGATCGTCGAAAAAGATAGACAGCATGTACTAGAAAGTCGAGCAACTAACGTGATAGATAGCGCAATCAATTTAATTAATGAAATGCACAAGCATTACGATCCAGAAACAGCATTGGACCTGGAACGTAGACTTATTAATAGCATCAAAGCACAGGATAACAAACGCTTCATTCGAGGCATTAGGAAAGTAGACGAAAGCAAATGCGCTTCAGAGAAATAAGAGAAAATACACAAGACTTTTTGTATGGCGATTGTCCTATATTTGCAATTGCTCTCAGTCGTATGAGTGGACTTCCTCTGCAAGCAATGCTTGACTATAGTGACGAGTTAGATACTACAGTTCTTATACATGCTTTTGTAGGATATAAAGACGGATTAGTAATTGATGCTAATGGTGTTAGAAGTATTGAAAGTATCGAGGATGATTATCCTGTTGAGGATGATCCTTATGTAACTGATATAAGTGAACAAGATTTGCTTGCACTTGGATATGATGGAAATTGTCCTACTATGTCTAATGCAAACAAACATGCTAAAAAAGTATTGTCAGATCTTAAAGAAAATGTCACTGAGGCTGCTGAAGGCAAAAACCTACACTTAGAACACATTGAGGATCTAGTATTTCTTCAAGGTGCTAGCGGTGCGCAATCAGCACTGCAATATATTAACAGTGTTCGCGACATGCTAGAAGAAGGCGGCACAGTAAACAGTAGTGTAACTGTTAAGTGGGACGGAGCACCTGCTATCTTTTGTGGTATAGATCCTGCAGATGGTAAATTCTTTGTTGCTAAAAAAGGCATATTTAATAAAGACAGCAAAGTCTATAAGACAAATGCAGATATTGATGCTGATATTAGTAGTGAAGGTCTTAACAATAAGATGAAAATTGCACTTGCTAATCTAAGTAAACTTGGTATTACTAATGTATTGCAAGGTGATCTAATGTACACACGTGATGACCTAGAGAGCAAAGACATTGATGGCGAGGACAGTTGGGTGTTCCAGCCAAACACTATTGCTTATGCAGTACCAAAAGACAGTGACTTAGGCAAGCGTATTGCCGCAAGTCAAATGGGAATAATCTTTCATACTACTTACGTTGGCGACACTATGCAGGACATGACCGCTAGCTTTGGCGCTGACGTAAGTAGCCTTAACAAAAGTTCTAATATATGGGTAGACGATGCCGCATATAAGGATTTAAGTGGACAGGCTAGTTTGACTAAGCAAGAAAATCAGCAAATATTAAAAGGGCTGACAGTTGCTGCAAACGCACTAAAGAATGCAGACTTTACAGCAGTAAGTGGTGATTACAAAGAACTAATGATGCAGTATGTAAATGCACGTATCAAACGTAACGATACACAGATAAGTGACCCGCAAGAGTTTGCTACTGATTTTACACAGTGGTACAATGATTACATACAAAAAGAAATTTCAAAACTTAAAAATCAAGATCCTGAAGCAAAAGCAGTTAAGACACGTACAGATAAAATTAAAGCACAGAATGAATTTGTTAGCAACAACATGGCAGGCATTGCTAGTGCATTGGCTGTATACAAAGACATTATTGCACTAAAGAACATGCTATTAATTAAGTTAAATAAAGTAGACAGTATTAAGTCAATGATACGCACAGACACTGGCTATGAAGTTGTAAACCCAGAAGGGTTTGTTGCTATCGGTAAAGATGGCGGCGCAGTTAAACTTGTTGACCGTATGGAGTTTAGTAAGAATAACTTCAATGCAGTTAAGAACTGGAGCAAGTAATGAGACTAAAAGAATTTAAAAATCCTGTACAGATTAACGAAGTTGTTGCGGCTCCTATTGTAGCTGCATGGCCCTGGTTAGTTGGATTGTTTGGCGCGGCAACTGCAACTGCTACACTACAGCAAAATCCAGAAGC